CTATCTGTTCAGCCGCCGTGCCAGCAGCGCGCCGGCGTCGCCAATGACGATCGCAGGGATCAGCACCAGCGCCATGTCATTGATGCGCGGCGGCACGTCGATGACGACGAGGGAAAGGCCGAACCAGGGATTGAGGATCTGCACCATGTAGATCGCCGCCCACCAGAGCCCGAAGGGGATGACGATGAGCAGACGGCCGATGCGAGTGGCGCTCCAGCGGTCGGTGGCCTCGGTGACCGCGATATCGCGGGCGGACTCGATGCCCTTGATCACCTCCGCTGCGGCAAGCCGCTGCTGATCGGTTTCGGCCGCGAGCTTGGCCTGATAGGCAGCCAGAAGCGGGCCAGTGAATTTCTCGATGATACCGCCGAAGAGCAGGTCACTCAGCCACTTCATTTAGCCCATCCAAACTTGTGAGCGAGGAAATACCAGCCCTCCGCCACGGCGGCGATGAGCGCGCCCGAGGCGACCTGAAGGGCCATGGCGACATCGGGATCGCGTGAGATCATCTCGCCGAGATCGGGCGCAAGGAGGCCACGAGTAACGAGGATAGCGGCGAGGTAACGCAGGAGAATGCGGATGAAGACGAGGGTCATGTGTGCTGCCCGGTTGGAGAGGGCGGCAGGATGGGGTGGAAAGGGTTGTCAGACTGAACTCAGGGATTGAATCAGGTAAGTGCTCTATCTCTTTGTTTTGATGCAATTCCGGACGCAGAACCGCTTAAGCACTTTTACTGGAATTGCTCTAGAGAAAGCGGGCGAGCGTGCCGGACGCAATTGCTTTGATCAGTAGGCCTGCGAGCGGTGTCAGCACGATCGCGACGACTGCCCAGAGCGCTTTGCCGATCCGGTTTGCGAGCTTTTCGACGCTGCCCTCGATGCGCAGCAGGGCGGCATTGATATGCGGTTGCTGCGCTTCCAGCGAGACGACGCGCTCCTTCAGATCGTTGATCCTGCCATGCAGCTTTTCAAGCTCGTTGCGGGTGGTCTCATCCATGATGCCATTCCTTGTTTGGCATCATGGATAGGGGGCGAACGGTTGAGATCGAAAATCACGACCGACCGATCTGCTTGAGGCCGGCATCGACCTTGCGGGCAATTTCATCGGTTGGTGACCCCGCCACAAGGCCGGTGGCCTCGAGGATCTCGGTCACATGCTGGCGGTCGATGCCGATATTGCCGGATGGCGGACGGATGGCATTTGAAAGTGCTCTTGCGTCGCTCTCAGTGCCGGCAGGCGGGTTTTGCGCATCGCGGATCAAGGGCAGGGCGGCCATGACGGAATAGCCGGTGTGCTGGGCCAGGAAGGCCTGCCATGCAGGGTCATGATCATGCCCGCCGAGGGTAGCGCTATAGACCATATCCGTCATGGCGAGCGCGGTCAGATCCATGGCGAGTGCGATGCCCTGCCGGGCGGCGGCTGCCGCATCCTGATCGGCGGCTTCGGCGCCGGCTTTGAACTTTGCGCCGAGATGTGCGCCGAGGGTCTTGAAGAGCCGCAGGGTTTCTCCACCGTCGGGATGGGCCGAGAACGGGTCCAATATCGCCTGCTGCATGCAGGCGTCGGCATGGGCGATGGCCTTTGCTTCATCGCTGCCGAATTGCTTGAGACCCTTGTGATAATGGGCAAGCCAGGCCGGTATCTCGATGAGATGGAATCGCAGTGTTTCCGCAAGCCAGCCGGCCATCGTTTCCCATGCTGTTTTGCCTTCCGAAAAAGAGCTACGGCCGAGCATGATGTGCGAGCGGCTGGTGACCTCGGCGATGATATCGGGACCGGAGGCATCTTGAAGCGCGGCTGCGAAATCGTCCCTGCCTGTCGCGCCGATGATGTCGTCCAGCCGGTAGCGGCGCGAAAGCGAGGACGCGAGATCATTCGCAAGGCTTGTCGCGGTGGCGTTCTTTCTCATCAGGCGGGCCGTGCGGCCGATGCTGTCTGCGGCGCGCAGCTCGCCGGCGCCAGTTTCGCTGAGCCAGGCCTGCAGGGCCTCCAGATCGAGCGAACGACCGCTTTCCTCAAAGGCAGCCTCAAGACTGACATCGTCAAGCAGACGCTTTGCATTCGAGAGCGGCTCGCTGAATTCCAGGTCGTAGAGCAGGTGATTGACGTGGCGGTGCAGGATAGCGATGTCGAGATCGAGCGGCTTGGCGGTGAGGTCGACGCGGGACCGGCCATGACCGGCCTCGGTTTGCGACCTGGCGAAACCGCCCGATAGCAGGGATTGCGCCAGATCCGGGGCGGCATCAGCTCCCTCATAAGCCAGCGGATAATAACCGCCTTTCAGCTCCTTGCCGGCGATGGTGACGGAGATGGGCTGTACCCATTGAGGCTCGATGCCGGTCACGCGCTTCTCGCGGGCAGCGATATCGGGCTCAAATGCAGCGAGATAATCCCAGACGGATTGCACGAAGCCGGCATCGCGCGCATCGAGCGAGGCGCGCACGGCGGCGAGCCCGGCTTCGTCCAGGGCGCCTTCGATGCGGCTATCCGTCAGACGCCGGCGGCTGGCCTCGTTGCCGGTATTCAGCGCAATGGCCATGGCCTCCCATTTCGACAGGGACTGGCCGAGGGCCGGGAGATAGCGGGGACTTGCCATCTGGCGTCGCTCCTTGCCGGAATAGACATTGTAGAGCGCTTTGAGATCAGCAGCAGCCTGCTGTTTGCGCAGTGCAAGGCGGCCTGCGGCGGCATCGAGCGGCGCCTTGATGGCCTGATGGGCGGAGCCGGCAGGGGTGGCGTCAAGCTCAAGCAACAGGGCATCCGCCGCGCGGGCCGGATCGAGGGGAGAACGCTCGCGCTTGTCCAGGCCTGCTGGTCGCGGCCTTTTCAGGGCCTCGGCAAGGCTCGCAACGGTCTGCTCGAGATCGGCTTCGTGACCGGCATCGACCAGCCTGCCGGCGCGTCGCGCCGCATGTTCCAGATTCTTCAGCGCCGCGGCGACGGCGCGGAACCGCTCCAGCGTGATCTCCTTGTAGGATTGGCGCCCGGAGCCGATCAGCACACTATCGGGAATGGCAAGCTCATTTTCCCGGCCTGCCGCCTTCATGGCGAGACTATAATCTCTGAGGACGATGCGCGGATCACCCTGTCCACCCGGCTGACCTCCGGTCTGACGATCCGCCCGTCCTCCGAGACCGTAGCGGTCGAGCAGGGCGTCGATCGCGCCGACATAATCGATACGGCCGTTGTCTCGAAGGACGGCCGCGGCGAGCCTTTCGCGCGCGGGGCCGCTTACGATGCTTTGCGCTTCGGCCTCGAATTTTTCCACCTCGCCGATAATGTCGAGGCTCTCTGCATAGATCGCGTGATTGAGAAGCTGGCGGCGTTTGGCGGTGATCAGTCGGGCGATACGATCGTCCTGTCCGTGAGGGGCGGCGTCTGCATCGCCGGCAGCTTTGCGGCTTGCCCTCTCGCGCCAGGCCTCATCCTGCGCCAGTTCGTCACCCAGCCTGATAGCCTCGATCGCGGTGCGCCGGCCGGCCGCGAGAAAGCGCGCGCCGTCCATGGCATCGGCCACCTCCATGCCCGCGGTTGCCGAGAGCGCATAGGCCCTGGCTTCACTCGCCGTCAGCCCATCGCCCGAGCCGGCAAGCTCGATGAGGGCCGCAAGCTCGGCCGCCAGCCATTCGGCCCGCCTGTCATTGTGCACGGCCGCGAGTGCCCGCTCCTCGGCGGAACCATCGATCAGCATGTCGCCGTGCCGTTGCAGCATCACGCGGTCGACTTCGAAGGCGATAGCATCGGCGCGGGCCGGCGCCAGCGTCATGGCCGCCACCAGTTCATCGCCGGAGCCGAGGCCGAAGAGATCGGCGACGATATCGGGATCGAGCCCGCCCTGATCGGCATAGAGGGGGTGCTCGCCCTGAGGCAGGGCCTCGAGAATGGCGGTGCCATAGCGCGTCTCGAGAGTGGCCTTGTCGAAACGGATGTCACCTGATGGTGGCGGTGTTTGCGCATCGAGCCATCGGCGGTTCGCCATCCATTCAATGGCACGGTAGAGGCCGGTGGCGTCGATCTCTTTTTCGACCTCGCGCTGTACGGCAGCTTTTTCCGCCTTGTAGGCCTGCTGTTCTTCGCGCCGGACTGGCTCCATCATCTGGCGCAGAAGGCGGGCTTTTGCTTCCTGTGAGGCCAGCGCGCGCAGTTTTAGCAGCCGATCGTAGTGCGGCTGTGTCAGGCCGGCATCTTGCGCATTGGCAAAGACGGGTTCATCGCCGCCGACATTCTGTTCCGCCATCTCGATTGCGGTGTCGCTGGCGAGCATCCGAAAGAAGATGGCGGCGATGTCGGGGGCGAGGGAGATATCGAGGGCGACGAGGCGGCGATAGATCGACAGCAACCAGTCGCGGAATTGTTCGAGGACGCTACGCATCTCTGGTGAGGGCGCCTTGGCTTCGATCAGATAGGTTTCGGCGGCGCGGGCGAAATGGGACTGCATGCCGGCGTCGATGGCGGCGTCTTTATGAAGACTGCCGGTAGTGCCGTGGTCGAGGGCGGCGAATATGTCTTTTGTGGTGACTTTGATGCCGGATGCCGCGCGAGCGGCATCGGCGGCCACGGCGCGGGTGTTTGCGCGCCACCAGTTTTCGAGATGGGCGAAACTTTCCGCAGCGGGGCGAACGCCGCGGCCGGCCATATCTTGCATGATATCGAGGAAATGGTGGCTTGCTTCAAGCAGGACGGTTGAGAAAGAGGGCTTGCGGAAGATATCGAGGATCGTTTCGGACCCGGCTGGAACACGGATTGTGCCATCGGGTGAAGAAGCCAAGCGCCTGAAAAGACGCTGCGATGGGCCGGACGGGAGGCTGTCGGTTTCCACCACCGCGCTATGAGATGAAGCTTGGACGGACATGGTAGCGGAGTCGGCGGAGTGATCGATTGGATTTTTCAAGTTGAATTCCTTCGGGAAATCGCTTGCCGGTCAATTTTACGGATAGAGCTTCAGATATTCATCGAGGCTGCGTCCCTCCGAGCGCGCCAGAGCAGAAGAGAAGGCGGGGTGACTGATGGCGAAATGGGATATTGTCTCGGCAGGCCGTTCGGCGATGGCAGAACGCAATACTGCGAGATTGTAGATTCGTTGTTCGGCGGCACGGTCGATGATGGGGGAGTGGAAGGCGGGGTTGGCCCGTGGATTGTGGACGCTACCATAGGCGTTCGCATGCTCGCGAAACGCTTGGGATTCCGCGAAGGTGAGGCTGCTAGCCTGCGGACGGATATTATCCATAATATATCCATCGCCCTTCGAACCGGCGAAGTACGTGGCGTAGGTCGCCATCGAGAGTTTTATGTCGCCGCCGGTTATTCTGGCGAAAGCGAGGGCGCGGCTGTCTACCAGATCTTCGGGATTGATACCCGCTGCCTTGGCAGCTTTCACGAAGGCGCTGGCTGGAACGAAAACGTCCCGCGCTTCGGGGTTTGGTGTCACCCTGGTGGCAAATTTATGGAACTCGTCGCGTGACCGTTGCCAGAGCTTTGATGCCTGTGCCGCGGCAGAGATTTCTTCAAGTGACTGGCGGGCTTGGGTGGCCGCGGCCTTCTGCTGCTCGGACGTAAGCGAGTTTCTGTGCCCTCCAACGAAGCCGAGCGCTTTCTCGGCGCCGTGATTGAGCGCACCCACTACGGTGGCAATTAGCATGGTTTCCGCGACACCATCGGACCATTTCCTGTTGGGATCGTACAGCCGCCGGGCGATGTCGTTGGTCATCACTTTCTGGGTGCCCTGCTTCAAGCTTTCATCGGCGGCGCCGCCGATAACCCCCTGCAATACGCGGCCAACGGGCAGCCACTTGAGTGCCGGCGACAGGACTTTTGCTACAGGAAGTGCGGCGATCGATCCTGTCCGGGCGTACTGCCGCGCTGCCTCTGACTGCTTCTCTTCTGGCAGTCCCTTTTTTCTTGCCTCTGCAGCGCCTTCGCCAGCGGCCTGCAGCGACGCCATGACGGCTACAGTAAGGGGACCGCCGAGATATGCACCCAATACGCCGGGAAGGGCCAATCCGATTGCTTTGCCAATCTTTCGTCCGACACTGTTTTCATATCCAGGAGCTGCCGGAAGAAGTGCATCGCCGTAATCTTGAAGTTTCTGACCCCAGATCTCGAGTTTTTTTGCGAACTCGGGAAATGGGTTGTCGAAAGACTTTCTAACTTGTTCTGGCGTCATGTCGCCCGACCGAAGCGCCCTTAAAGTTATGTGCGCCTCCATTGGGTCGATTAGGTTTTGCTCAAATATATTTTGTTCGAAGCGAGCAAACTCGTCTTCCGTGAGATTTATCGCTCCCGGCATCTGCTTCAGAAAAGCCAGCTGCTTGGCTGTTGGATAGCTGTTTTGGAGCTGGCCTTCGCCTTCTACAATGAGGCCGCCCCAGGAAACCAAGGCACCGGGCAAGGCTTTTGCCAACTCCAGGCTATTCTGGCCTGCTGATTTGGTGTTTTTCCAGGCTTCCTCGGCTGTGACCCGGTGCTTGTATCGGGAGTCGAGCGTTGATCTGACATCGTCTTTCGTAGCGATCCCGGCCAACACTGCGTTAAGGGCGGTGATGCCGTCACCTTCGTTGAACCAAGATTGCTCTCCGATCTTGTTGCGCAACTCGGGAACGCGCTCGGGGTGGGCTAATGCGTCTGCAATCTCGTCGATGAGCGCCTCTTTGGCTTGTTCATCAGCGCTGAGAACCTCGTGAGGATTTTGGGAGGTACTGCCCGATGTAGGGACAGTCAGTTCTGCGGACGGCGTTGCATCAACCGCAGTTGGAGCAGTGGGGTGTGCGATCGATCTGACAAATCCCGCAGTTTGAGCCGTCGGTTCTGCAAACGGGGCGGCCGACTGGGTGGACGCAGGGGTCGACTGCGTAGCCGAAGGACTGGACTGTACGGCTGGCGCGATATTTTCGGCTGCTGACGCGCCGAGCGCCTCGGACGGGGCGATGGGACCTGCGGGTGAAGCGGTGGGCTGTAGAGGCAGGCCGACGGGACTCGGGGGAGCTGTGGGATTTGCACTTGGAGCGGCAGGCTCCTTCGCTGGAATCGTCACGTCACCGAACGCCCTTGGCACCTGCCCATACCGCTGCACAATCTCTTCGAAGGAACACAGATTGTAGACATCGTCCTTCGCCAGAAGGACCGCCATCGGGTTTTCGCCATACCAGGTTGCCGTGCGCCGTGCGGTCGAGAGCATCGCCTTGTTGCGTTGCTCGTCCATGCGCTTTTGGAGCAGGTCGCGATGCTCTTTTACTAGTTCCAGGGAAGGGGCCGGATTTCCCGTGGCATCCGCATACTCACGCGCGAAGTTAAGGCTACCTGCAACCTCGTCTGGATTTTCATCCGAGGATTGAATATTGCTACTGACAGCGGCAGCGTCCTGCTGGCGCTGTCTGCGCGATAGGGCATCACCCCGTGTGATATCCATGCTTTGTCTCCCGTTCGGCCGAGAGACAGGGGTAGGTGCGGAAGGGTTGTTTTATAAATCGAAGGAGGGGAGAGATGCCTGGAGCTTTTGCGGCTGCGGTGTTTGCCGCGTGGTTGGGTGCGAAATATTGGAGCGAGATGCTGCCGGAAGGCCGTAGGCAGGCGTGGCGGGTGTTTTTTCATGCGCTCATCGGTGCCTGGCTCGTCTATCTTGGCTGCGTTCTGCTGGTCTGGTTCCGCGATCCGGGGCAGTCCAATGCCACGGTGGCGGCCTTTGTTGCGGACAGGCTATACGGGCTGGCGATTGTCGCCGTGGTGACCGGTATTGCGGCCTATCGATTTCGCCTTACGCACTATGAGCCTGACGACGCCGATCGGGCCGCCCATATGTCTGCCGGCATGAAGAGCAGCATCTCGTTGCTGGTTATTCTCTCCTTTGCCAGTTTCCTTTGTGTCAGCGTGGCCTCGGGCGGGCGTATGCCGGATTATCCGGGCGGGACTGGCCGCTTCTTGGGAGAGTTCCTTGGCGGGGCTCTTTTGATCGTCATATTTGCGCTCATCGGCTTTTTCGTCACTCGTTTCGCCAGGAGAAAGCGGGACGCCTATGCTGGTCTGACGGGCGGAACCGTTGTCGCGCTGGCGATGAGCGGGCTCGCTTATCTGGGTATGCTCAAACATCTCAGTGGCTGAGCGTAGCGTAGAGCCTTTGCCGTGTTTTCGGGATTGCTGGCCAAAGCTGATGTTTGTCTCTGCCTCTTGTCAGACGCGCTAAAATTTGCGCGCAACCTCTTCTGGATTTTCATCCGAGGATTGAATAATGCTGCTTGCGGTGGCTGCGGCCTGCTGCCGTCGTTTCCAGACGTCATAAGGTTGCATGCTATCCATGACGGTCTCCCGTTCGGTCGAGAGACAGGGTTAGGTGCGCAAGGGTTGTTTTATAAATCGGGGGAGGAGTGCCGGTGGTGAATGGGACTGATATGCGTGGGGCTTCGGCCGGTGGCAAAGGTGGTATGGGATCGGGAATTGCGATCCTGGCGGCGGCCGCGCTGGTCTGCATTGTGGTGCGCCGTATCGTTGCGGCGACGGCCTATCCGGCGTCGGCAGGGCAGCGACTTATCGGCGAGATCATCGGCGGCTCGCTGCCGTCGTTTGTCGTTGGCCTGATCGTTTTCTTCATCGTTCGCTTCGTCAGGCGCAAAAGCGGCGATCGCTTTGCCGGCGTGCTGTCCGGCCTGATCGCCGTGCTCGTGCTTTCGGGCCTCGGCTATCTCGGCGACCTCAAGCATCTGAACGAATTTCGGTAGAGACATATTGTGTCATGGCGGCAGAAGCCGGCTTGAAGGGGAGAGATGGATAACGCGCGAGGCAGAGGTGGCGGAAGCGTCTGCGGGCGCCAGGGGTGGTCTGTGAGGGGCATGTTTTTGAGGAGCTTCGCTCGTCGGCTGGGGGCTGCGGGCGTTGGCCTGTTTCTGTTTTTCCTGCCATCGGCTTCCCATGCGGCGGAGCCTGAAAATGGCGGGCCTGCGGAGTTCATATTCGGCGTGCGGATAGGGGATGCCTATGAGAGCATCCTGTTGCAGCAGGGCTGGTATGCCTGCGATGTCGGAGAGCGGAAAAGCGTGTGTTTCGATGAAGTTGAGGTCGGCGATCAGATCGGCACGTTCCGGATCGGCATGCTGGATGGCCGCGCACTTTACGGAGAGTTCACGCCCAATCGCGCCGACAGCTTCTGGGAGATCGTCGGTTCATCAGGCTTTTCCCATCAAAACGAGGATGTGCCTGTCCATCTTGTGACCAGGAATGTTACGATCGACATCATCAAAGCTGTCCATGATCTGGGCGAGGAGGAGGCCAAGAGGCGGTTTTCCGGTTATCTGGCCAAGGACAATCAGAGCCTGCAGGCAATCAGCTTCGTTGCTTCCCGAGCGACGAAGCTGCCGCGGCCTGGTGCTGCCTTCCCCAATGGCGATGCCTACCTCAACAGCCTGCCGGCCGGAATGTTTCTTGTCTCAGTCAGCAGGGCGGGGAATGTCACCACCGTCATGATCTACCCCACACTGGCAAGCGCGAGCGCGGCCTTCCCGCAATATTGCCGTGACGGCTGCAAGAGCTGGTCGCCGCCCGACCAGCGCTAGGGGGCCGAGCGCGCATGACTTCCAATCTGGGCTTTGCCTCCACCCTCGTGCCCACCTTCATGGCGGCTTGGTTTGGGGCGAGATATTGGGCGCGGCTATTGCCGAAGGGGCAGCTCTATTCGCTGCTGGCCTTTTTCTGCGTGCTGACCGGCGCGATCCTTGTCTATGTAACGTGCATCATATGCCTCTGGCAGGTGGATCTGGCTTCTCACTCAATAAGCGATGAACGGACCGATTATCTGGGGCGGGGGCTTGGGTGGTCCGGTCTCATCATGATGGTGGTCATCGTTTCGACAAACCGGTTTCGGCTAAAATTCCACCCTCCTGAAGAGATCAGGCCTTCTGATGGCGTGGATGAGAAACCAATCGACAAGTGGCATTTTTTGGTAACCGGTCTCGTGGGATGCATAGTCTCAGGATTTGTGGAACTACCATCCGGCTGGGAATATGCATTTCCAACCGCTTGCGTGTATGCAGCTATGGTGCTGATCTACGGGGTTGGCGCGGGGCTTGCCGTGACCGGTCTTTTCCTGAAGTGATCAGCATGCAATTCCAGCACAATCGCTGCACGGTTCTGCCGGAATTGCCCCTGCCGCTTCAGAAAGCCTCGCGGCTGTCGCTCCTCGGATCTCCCTCGATCTGGTGCGGCCGGTAGAGATCGCCGCGGGCGGTGCGCCGCCACGGGCGGGCGAGATTGGCCGGGTCGGTGGTGATTTCGGCGATTGCGATGCCGGGTTTGCCATCATCAGGGCAACGAGCTGCCCACTGGCCCTTGGGGCCGGCGATGCCGCAGGGGGCGATGACGCTTTGCGGCGCATGGGCAGCGTAGCTCACCCAGAATGTGTTGCTGGCCGCAACTCCCAGGACTTCAGCAGCGAAGGGAGGAGCGGCGGAGGGGACTTCGCCCGAAGTGGAGAAGAGCACGCAATCGACGTCGAGCCGCTCATATTCGGTGAAGATCTCGTGATAATGCGACTCTATGCCGGCAGCGCAGCCGAAGCGCATGCCGTCCACCTCGAAGGTGACGGGGATTCTGCCCGGCGAATACATGAAGGTAATCTTCGTGTGGGAAAGCAGGCGCTCGTCATAACGCGTCACCAGCTCGCCCCGGTCTGAAATGACATAGAGGCTGTTATGCGGCCGGTGCGGCGGGGTCAGCCTGTGCGGCGCGCCGAAGACCGTCCAGAGCTTCAATTCCCTTGCGTGATTTCTCGTCTCCTCCAGCTCCTCGCGCAGGACCTCCCATTGGTAACGGCTCCAGTCGGCAGCGCCGATCTCCCTTGGGCCGATTTCGGAAAGGAGGCGCTTGGTCGGAAAGCAGAGCGTTCCCTCCGGGAAGTGGATCAGGCGGACGCCGGCCTTGCTCGCTTCACCCATGAGGCGACGCATCTCGGCGCCGTTGGCGCGGAATGCCGAGGCATCGCGCGGGTCCAGGCAAACAGAAGTTTGAGCGACCGCCAGCCGCAGGGATTTGCCGGCGGGCTCATCTGTCGGCTTCTTGCTGATATGGCTGAGGGCTGACGTATAGGATTCGCCGGTCTTTGCAGCGCGGGCGCGAACCTTGCGCTTGAGATTTCCATTCTGGGTCATTGTCAGGCCTTTCCGTCACGGACGCATGTTCCCCGGCAACCACGCCCGAGCGATCGGACCAAGGTTGATGGACCCGAGACGGAAGTCCCTTTGCCTCCGTTTGAAAGACCCTGCCGGGGAGGATCGCTGGAGGTTGGGCGCAGGCCACGCCTGAACATGATGATGTTCAGGTCGTGCCGATTCGTCAATCTGTGGAGGGGGCTGTGGAGGGAGCGGTATCGCCTGCGAAACGCGGCAAGGGCGCCGCGTTCCGTTCCTTCCGTTGAGTCAGGCGCCTTTCGCTGCGGCAATGCCGTCGAGTTGCGCCATGACCTCGGGCGACAGTTCGATATCGGCCACCGCGAGATTTTCCCTGAGATGACCACGCGAGGATGTGCCGGGGATGAGCAGGATGTTCGGCGCGCGCTTCAGGAGCCAGGCGAGCGCCACCTGAAGGGGCGTGGCGTTGAGGCGGGTGCCGAGCTCCGAGAGCGTCGAAGATTGCAGCGGCGAGAAGCCGCCGAGCGGGAAGAAGGGCACGTAGGCCGTGCCTTCCGAGACGAGCTTGTCGATCAGCGCGTCATCGTCGCGGTTGGCGAGGTTGTACTGGTTCTGAACGCAGACGATCTCGGTGATCCTGCGGCCGTCATCCACCTGTTTTGCAGTGGCATTCGACAGGCCGATATGTTTGATCAGGCCCTGCTGCTGTAGCTCGGCCAGAACCGTCAGCGGCGCCTCGAGCGAGCCTTCGGCCGGGCCATGCACATCGAACATGGCGCGCAGGTTCACCACCTCGATCACGTCGAGGCCGAGGTTTTTCAGGTTGCTGTGGATCGCCGCGGTCAGCTCTTCCTTCGAAAAGGCCGGGTTCCAGGAGGCATCGGATCCGCGCAGCGCGCCGACCTTGGTGACGATGACGAGATCGTCTCCATAGGGATGCAGCGCTTCCCGGATGATCTCATTGGTGACGTAGGGGCCGTAGAAATCGCTGGTATCGATGTGGTTGACGCCGCTTTCGACGGCTTCGCGCAGCACGGCGATAGCTTCATCGCGATCCCGTGGCGGGCCGAAGACGCCCTTGCCGGCAAGCTGCATGGCGCCATAGCCGAGGCGCTTCACCATGCGATCGCCGAGCTTGAAGCTTCCGGAATTATCGACAGTAGACATGAAATCTCATCTCCGATTGAAGGCAGGAAAGCAGATAGGCCTGTATCGTTGTCCGGACAATTGGCTATAATCCGGACGGGCTGTCCGGCTTACAGGACAATCAATGGGAACTCAGACTATGAAACAGGGTGTGCCTGAGATCAGCGATGTCAGCGCCTTTCTCGTCGTCGCAAGGGCCGGCGGTTTTCGCGAGGCAGCGCGGGTGAGCCATATGAGCTCCTCGGCGCTCAGCGATGCGGTGCGCCGGCTGGAGGCGGAGCTTGGGGTGCGGCTCTTCAACCGCACGACACGCAGCGTTGTGCCGACGGAAGCCGGTCGCGGCCTGATGGAGCGGCTCGGCCCGGCCTTCGGCGAGATCGATGCTGCGCTCGACTTCGTGAAGGATTTTCGCGACCGGCCGGCGGGTTCGCTGAAGCTCAATGTGCCCGTGAGCGCAGCGCGACTGGTGTTGCCACGGATCGTGCCGGCGTTTCTGAGAGCTTATCCAGATATTCGCCTCGAAATCGTTACCGAGGAGAATTTCGTCGATATCATCGCCGCCGGCTGCGATGCCGGCATCCGCTATGACGAGCGGCTGGAACAGGACATGATCGCGGTGCCGATCGGCCCGCGTGTCCAGCGTTATGCCGGTGCGGCTTCCGCCGCCTACCTGGAAGAGCATGGCCGGCCGCAGCATCCGCGCGACCTGCTTCAGCATGCCTGCATCCGCGGCCGCTTTGCCGGCCGCGCCGTCCCGGTCTGGGAGTTCGAGCGCGACGGCGAGATCGTCAGGGTCGATCCGCCGAGCCCGCTGATCGTCCAGAACGGCGGCGGCACGGATCTCGCCGTTGACGCGGCGATTGCCGGCACCGGCATCGTCTTCACCTTCGAGGATTGGCTGAAACCCTATTTTGAAGGTCGCATGCTGGAGCCGGTGCTGGAGCCCTGGTGGCAGAGTTTCTCCGGCCCCTTTCTCTATTATCCCGGCCGGCGCCTGGTGCCGGCGCCGCTGCGCGCCTTCATCGATTTCATCAAGGCGATGCCGCGGGAGCCGTGAAGAGAGATCATCGACCCGCAACGTGCTAGAGTGGAGCGGGCGATGCATTTGCCGCATCGCCGTCATCATCAACACCATCGTCGTGACGATGGGAGGGGGAAGATCATGAGCGATGCAAGCAACAGGGCCGGCAACGGCACGAGCGAGATGAAGCTGGAGATCATTGTCGTGCCCGTTTCGGATGTCGATCGCGCCAAGGCCTTCTACGGCGGGCTCGGCTGGCGCCTCGATGCAGACTATTCCTCAGGTGAAGACTACAGGGTGATCCAGTTCACCCCGCCGGGCTCGAATGCATCCGTCATCTTCGGGAAGAACGTAACGCCGGCGGCACCTGGCTCCGCACAGGGACTGTATCTCATCGTCTCCGATATCGAGGCAACCAGAAAGGAGTTACGGGAGCGCGGGGTAGAGGTCAGCGACGCCTTTCATCCCGAGGGAGAGGTCTATGGCGGGCCTGACGTGCCCTATCTCTTCGGCCGGCGCCGGGTCAATGGCCCCGATCCCGACCGCAGCAGCTACCGCTCCTTCGCAGCCTTCAGCGACCCTGACGGCAATGGCTGGCTCTTCCAGGAAATCACCGCCCGGCTGCCGGGGCGAATTACCTCCGACCTTGCCGCTTTCGGTACCGCGAAAGACCTCGCCGCGGGACTGCGCCGGGCGGCCGAAGCCCATGGCGAGCACGAGAAGCGCAATGGCGGCAAACATGACGAGAACTGGCCGGACTGGTATGCGGAATACATGATGGCCGAACAGACCGGCAAGCCGCTGCCGCAATGAGGTGGTTGTGAAGTGATTGGCGAGCGGGGCAAGCCGGATTGGCCGGTCCCCGCCGACTGTTTTTCGACAGCTCAGATCATAAAGGCTCGATGCAGGCCGCCCATCTCCAGAGATCGTCCATCTGGTTCGGCGGAATGCCCATGGCCACCGCGAGCAGATCGATGCGGGGATCTTCTCGCGAATATTGCTGCGCGTCCTCGATCATGATGCGCACCGTTTCCTTGTCTTTGAACGACATGTCGGGCATGTCGTTGATGGTCGCCAGAATATCGGCCTTGGCAATCGGCGGTTCGAGTTCGAGTGCGGCCAGCCAGAGTTGCCATTTCTTGAGGGGCGGGAAGCGTTCTTCAAGGCCGAGTGGGTCGCGGAGGTATTTGGCGATTAGGGGTTCCTGGTCGTCGTGGCGGACGAGGACCATATGAGGCTGGTCACGGGTGAATATCTCAAGGATGGTTCCCGCGCTGTCGTAACGAACGTATACAGGGGTCATGCGAATAGCCTCTTGCAAGAATAATCATACCAGCCGCACACGAGAAAGGAGGCCGAACAGGCTGTGCTTGTCACAGAGACATACCTCCATAGCTGGCCGTTGGCGTTGCTTCGTACCTTGCCCGCCGCCGCACTTTGGTCAAGATAGTCGTTTCCTGAGCGCGACCGGCACCGCACCTGATGTGCGGCACCCGTGGTATAGTTGGCAGCAGCGGCGTCTGAGGCGATCCCGATGCAGTCCTGTCCCGAACTTGCTACAACGGTGTCAATCAGCACCCAGACATCGACACTTAGTCCAACAGGGGTGTTGCTCGGTATGACCAGGCCCTGTGCGGTGGCGGTGGCTGTGAACCATGGGTAGCTGTCGGTGTTGACCTCGTTGCCAGTCTGCCAGAACGGAACGATGTTTCCCGATGAATTGGTGATGACCAGGCTCACACGGCTCCCGGACAAGCATTCCCATCCGAGCGGCTTCGTGACGCCTGCCTCTGATCCAGACAGCGACATAATGAAGTCTGTGGTGCCATCTGATAGTTTCCTGATGGCGTATAGGAAATACGTCTTTGACGCCTGTACGGCCCCTGTGTCGAGTAGCTGAACTAGCGTTTTTGCGGTCGTAGAGGTGGTCTGATGTTTCTTTCCGCCAAACCAGCCGACGCCTGGTCCGATGGTTACTGACGTAACGCCGACATAAGCGGGGATGAAACCTGTAAAGAAATCAAGACCGGTAGCAACACAAACATATTTAACGATACTCCCCGCGAGAACCTTTTTCAGCCCCCAGCCTGCCGCGCTGTCGGCGATGGCGAATTCGTCGCTATCGACGATGTCGGTCTTTGCGGCTGCGCCGTGCAGCCAGCCGGCCAGGGTATTGGCGATGTCGTTGTAGATCGCCAGCGTCTTTCGATACCAGTGAAAGGCGGAAAACAGCCCGCCCGAAACCGCCACATCTTCCGGATTTGTTGCATAGGCGGCTGCGAGCTCAGCGCTGGCATTTGCGCCGGTCGCCGATTGGGCGGCTTCGGCGGCCTTCTGCTGGGTGGACTCAGTGAGGCCGGCAACATCGGGGATGTCATCGGCTATATCAGCCACAGTTTCCAGATATTGCGAGACGGCGGCAACGGCCTCCAGCGCATCGCCTTTGTCACTGAGGGTCAGGACGTCTGCGATGAGCTTGTCTATCGTTGCCGAATCGAATGACGGCGGAATGGTGACGGCGCGGGCCGCTCTTTCCTTGAGCTGCTGGAGCCTCATCACGACGAGGTCGAGAGCCTGCTCCACGGTCTCGGCATAATAGGCGCCCTGGTTTTCCAGGTCAGTTTCCTGGGTGAAGGGCACATCGAGCAGCAGGGTGACCCTGCTGCCGGCTGCCGGGGCAGGGGTGATGACCGCGCTGCCGCCGCCATCATTGCCGACCCCGGTCACGGTGTAGTCTGCATCCAGCACCAGGATCGTATCCGTGCCGGACGCGTCCGTGCGGATCACCTGCAGATGCCGGGGTTCGAGGATCTTGAATTTATAGTCGAAAGCCGTAGTGGCGCCGTCCCCGCTATAGGGGCCGGACCGGTTTATCTCGCTTGAAATGGTCATGGATCACGCCTCTGGTTTTGCCGACCATAGGCGTGGGAAGGTTGTCGGCCTGACAGGGCTGGGAGATCGGCCTTATCAGCCGCACTTTTCCCTATGCGGCGGCCCTATGACGTCAATGGCATAACGCTTCTGGATTGTATGCAGGACCTGTCATAAAACAGGGGGTGCAGCGTTTGCGAGCTGGGAGGATGTTCATGCGGCATTCCATCACAAGTTTCGTCAGGCCTCTTTCCTGGCCGGCGCTGTTTTTCGCGCTGCTCGGCTTTTGCCTGTCGCTGACGCCGAGCCTCATGCCGCGCGCCTGGTTCGTGCAGGGCGCGCTTTCGGGCACCTGTGCGGCTGCCGGCTATGGCTGCGGCGCCTTCCTACAATGGCTTTGGACCTATCTTGAAATCCCCCGTCTGCTGCCCGCTGCCGGACGCATTGTCCGGTCCATGGCACTGTTAGGTGGCGCCGCGGTCGCCGCGCTATTCGTCTGGCAATCGTCCTCGTGGCAGAATTCTGTCCGCGCGCTGATGCAGCTTGCCCCGGTGACCACGGCAGAACCGTTGCTGCTGGTGCTGATGGCCGCAATCGTCTTCATCCTGTTTATTGCCCTCGGTCGGCTGTTCAGGCTGATGGCGCTTGCCTTTTATAACAAAAGCAGCCGGTTCATTCCGCGCCGGCTGGCAGCCGTTGCCGGAATCCTGCTGGCGATCCTGGTCTTTTCGGCTGTCGCCAATGGCCTGCTGTTCCATCTGGCGCTGCGTATGGTCGACTCCTCGTTCCGTGAGGCCGATGCGTTGATCGATGACGACACGCCTGTTCCCACCGACCCGGCCAGAACGGGAAGTGCCGCATCGCTGGTCAACTGGGATGAGCTTGGCCGGCAAGGCCGCCATTTCGTCACGTCAGGCCCGACGGCGGAAGAGATCGGCGCTTTCCTGCAGTCGTCCGCACAGTCGCCGATCCGGGTCTATGTCGGCCTGAACAGTGCCGATGACGCCGAGGCACGCGCCAGCCTGGCGCTTGCCGAACTCAAGCGTCAGGGCGCCTTCGAGCGCTCCAACCTCGTCGTCATCGTGCCGACGGGTACCGGCTGGATCGATCCGGAAGCGATGGATACACTCGAATATCTGCTGCATGGCGATGTGGCCGAAGTCGCGGTGCAATATTCCTATCTCAGCAGCTGGCTGTCGCTGATGGTCGAGCCGGAATACGGGGCCGATACGGCGCGCGCCTTGTTCAGGGAAATCTATGCCTATTGGCGCACGCTGCCGCGCGATCATCGCCCGAAGCTCTATCTGCATGGGCTCAGTCTCGGGGCGCTGAATTCGCAGCTCTCCTTCAATCTCTACGATGTCTTCGCCGATCCCTTCCAGGGGGCGCTGTGGAGCGGGCCGCCCTTTGCCAGCGCCACATGGGCCCACGTGACCGCAAACCGTAATCCCGGATCGCCGGCCTGGCTGCCGCAATTCCGCGATGGCAGCATGATCCGCTTTGCCAACCAGCAGACATCTGCCGATCAGCTGGACAAGCCCTGGAGTGCCGTCCGTATTGTCTTCCTGCAATATGCCAGCGACCCCGTCACCTTCTTCGACTGGCGCGCCCTCTACCGCGAGCCGGACTGGATGAAAGGGCAAAGAGGCCCCGATGTCTCGCCGGCCTTCCGCTGGTATCCCGTCGTCACTGCCTTGCAGCTCGGCTTCGACGCGATGATCGCCACGACCTCGCCGATGGGCTACGGCCATGTCTATGCGCCGCAACACTATATCGATGCGTGGCTTGCGGTGACGGACCCACCGGGGTGGCCGGCTGGAGAGGTGGAGCGCCTGAAGGCTCGGTTCGAGAAGACTTCGACAGGGAAGTGAGGTGTCGGCCAAGCGTTCCCGCGATGCCGGGCCGCCTGGTTTTTCCTAATGCGCTTTGTCAGCGATTGAGCATGAAGAGTTCGTATTCATTTGCGATTTCATCCTGCGACGGCTTCTTGCTGTTTTTCTTCGTCAGATCAGCCTCGATTGCCAGCCTGAGATCGCGTGGAATATCCTCATATTGCACGTCGATATCGTAGCTCTGATCGTCGGCGAGTGAGTTGGCCTGATAGAGGTAGCCGTGGGTCTTTGCGGGAGTTCCCATGCTGAAGAAAGAGCTCGGCGTGCTGATGACGATCGGGAACAGCAGGCGGTTGATCATTTTCTGGATGTCGCTCTGGGTCGGGTTCTGGCCGTCGTTCTTGTCCTTGAACTCATCCATCTGATCGAGGAGTGCTGACCGGAACTGGGCGACGCGACGCGGCACACTATAGGAGGTCGCGTAGCCGCCGTCCTGGGTGAGGAGGCCCAGCGCTTCGAGTTGGGGTTTGGCGAGTTCGAAGGCTGTGTTGATATCGAGGCTCTCGAGCCGGGCCTTGCGCTGGTCGGTCGCAGCCATTTGCTGCCAGCCGGTGACTTTTTCCCAATCCTTGTCTGAGAGCTTGGAGCGGTATTCGAGGAGATCGATCTGCGAGAAGGCGGCCGGATCCCTGGCGAATTCGGTCTGCAGGTCGTAGAGCGTCTGCGTATCCGTCAGCGGCTGGCCGTAGGCGCGGACCTTTTCCTTGTAGTCGCGCAGCGTAAGCAAGCCGGAGGGGCCGATCGCCTGCTGGATGTCGAGGGGCAGTTTCGTCGGGTCGAAGGTCGGGTCGGCGATCACCTGGTTATTGGCCCATTCCTGCACCTGGATGCGTCGAGCGTCGAGCGCCTTTTTCTGGGAGATCATGTAGCCGCTGAGTTGCTCTTCGGTGGCGGCGCGCAGCCCCGGGTCGGCGATGCTGTTCAGGCTCTCTTCGATCCGGCGCAAGCTCTCGGGATTGTAGTTCGGCAGGGTCGTGGTCTTCTCATCGACGGTGCCGGATGTGCGGAAGCTGACGACGTCTTTTGCTGGGTGGGCGGTGAGCGCGCTATCGCCCGCACGTCTCGGATCGGGGCCGAGCACGAGGATATTGCCGTCCGCATCGTAGCCGCGGAAGAAGCCGATGCGGCCCTTGTCAGTGCTGCTGTTGCTTCCGGCGCCTTTCTTCTGCTGCGGGCCGAGGACGACAATGTCGCCGGGGCGGGGTGTCTGCGTCGGCAGGCCGAAATGGCGGAATCTTGTGGCATCGGCGGCAGCGCTTCCAACGACATTGGCAGGCGCTCCGGCGATACCGAGGAGGGCGCCTGTGACATCGCTCAGCCACTCCCTGAGTGAAGGATCGACCGTGCTGCCGGCAGCATTTTTCACGAAGCCTGCCAGTGCCGGATCGTCCTTCGCCTTGCCGGGGAAGGCGAGGGTGGCGGCAACGGTGCGGAAATCCTCGGGGCCACTCGGCTGGCGGGGTGGAGTGCGAGGGGCGGCCGACACCTGCGGGCCGGCGGTTTGGGGGGCCGTGCTTCGATTGCCGGCGGTTTGCAGGGCTGCGGTCTTGCCCGCCGAAGGCTGTGCGCCAAGCGTGCGTGCTGCCCCGGTTCTCCTTCCGGCACCATCCATTTCGAGGCCATTGCCTCTTGCGCCCGCGACGGTCGGCTGGCCGGTATTGACGGTCTGCTGCCGGTCGACTGTTCCGGCATCGACAGCTACTGGCGAGGCGGCGCCGTTGGCATCCGGCGCGCCGGTATAGGTCGGCGGCAGGCCGGCGATGATGTCGGTGGTGTTCTGCCGCGCCTTCTCGTCGGTCACGGCGGTTTGCAGCGATTTAAGGATGGCGGTGCTGTCGGCCGGCAGCATCCTGTTGCCGGCGGCTTTGATATATTGCTCGGCCTTGATGGCACTGTCGTCGGCTATGCGCAGCGCGACGTTCTTCATCGTGTCGGAGACGTATCGGGTGCGTTCCCGGTCGAGTTTTTCCTCGCTCCAGCCGTGCATTCGGCCCTGATGCTCGATCTCGGCGACGCCCTTTTTGATTTCGGCATCGACCTTGGCAGGATCGCTATAGACGGCCACCGCATTCTCGCCAGAGGACTTGATGCTCTTCTGAGAGGTCTCGGCAAACCATGCCTTGCGCTGGTCGAATGTGTGGCGGATCGTGGTGTCCAGCAGGGTCTTCATGCTGGCGCGGCTGGTCTCTTCATAGGTGCGGGCCGCACCCGGCGTCAGGCCCTTGCCGAATTCGGCACGCTTCTGCTCGGCCAGCTTTTCGAAGGCGGCGCGGCCTTCCACGGCGGCGCGGCCGGTCAGCGTCAGGAAGCCGCTCTTGCCGTAAAGCGCGTCACGATCCCAGTCGTTGAGCTTTGTCTGCGCATCCTTGGCGGCATTGTCATTGTCGAGCTTTTCCACCTCGACCACGGCCTCGCCGAGCGTGCCCATGCCGGTTGCCAGCCCCTGCATGCCCTTGCCGATGGCGGAGCCGAATGCCTCGGCATCGGCCTTTACCGTGAAGCCCTCGGTATATTCCGGGCGCAGTGCTACGTGCTGTTGCGTATCCTGATAAGTCGGAACAGTCGGCATCAAACCCTCACTTGAAGTAACCGAGGGACTTGCCCTGCGTATAAACCTTGCCTGTGCCGCCGAGGATCGTGCCGACGGCGTCGAGATAGCCACCCTTCACGGCCGCATCGGCGCGCATGCGGTCCAGCTTGGCGCTTGCCAGCTGGTTGGTGCCCTGCACCTTGTAGCCATAGGCTTCGCGATAGGCATTGGTGCGCACATTGAGCGCATCGATTTCGCCCATCTTGGCGGTATCGACGATCGTATCCAGCGGCGAGCCGAAGGAGAGGTCGATACCGTTTGCGGCGATCGCGGCTTTCTGGCGTCCTTCCAGCTGCGCCGTCTGCAGGCGCTTCTGCTGCTCTTCCTGCTTGCCGCGCTCGATCGCGTCCTTCGCCTGCTTGTCGGCAATCTCGGCATTCATTTCGGCGACCTGGGCGTTGTATTTGTTTGCCTCCGCCGTCGCCTTCGCCTGCTGCACCTGGCCGGCAGCGCCGAGAAGCGTCGAGCCCAATGTCAGCGCCAGACCAAGATCACACATCCGCGTCTCCCATTTCGAACAGGTGGAATGGATGGCCATTGATCTCGACAGGGTCTGACAGCCGGAAGCCCAGCCATTCGAGCCAGCGGATGGAGATCGTGTTGCGTGCATCCACGAGGTTTCTGAGCAAGCGATAACGGCCCAACAGTTGAGACGGCCAATGTCTCGAAATCCGCAGGAAGCCGCGGACGTTCTTGTCCACCGCATCGGTGCCCAGCAGCCAGGGCGCGCCGATGCCGGTAAGGATGTTGAGATCGCCGACACCCCACATCACTTCCGGACGCCCATCGAAGAGGGCGGTCCAGACGTGAGAAGAGTGGCGGTAGGAGAAGGAGAGCGCCGAGAGTGGCGAGCGCCCGGAGGCGGCGAATATCTCCGCGCGGTCGGCCGCGCGCATCCGTTCGGCAATCGCCCGGATGTGCCCCGGCCGTGCCGTGACAATGCAGATCTCAGCGGCCAAGGGTGACATCCGGCATGATGGAAAGGATGGTCATCGGCAGCGGATCGAACTGTTTCACCCACATGCTGCCGCTGGTGCTCCAGTCCCAATAGGGCGTGACGGTCAGATCGCCGGTATAGAGGCTGATCGCCTCGTTCCAGTTTTCGTTGCGGCGCTGCTTGTATTCCACCAGCGTGCCGCCATCCCGCTCGCCATCCTCCGGCCCCGTGAAGATGCCGCGCGTATTCTCCACCCGGAAGGTCACTTCGGAGACGGATTTCGAGCGCCCCTGCACGGTGCCGAGGCCCTGGACCTGGCCGACATCGAGATCAAGCGTCTCGATCGCCGCCGTCACCGGCAGGCCGATATGGATTTTCGATGCCGCATTCTGCAGCCGCACCGCGCCGCCGGTGACGACAAGATTGCGTACGACATTGCCGTCGGCGAGCGCCACGAGTGTTTGTCCCTCGAGATGGCCAAGGCCGGAAATGGTCGTGGCCGGCGGTCCGGAATAGGTCAGCCCGCAATCGACGAAGAAGGCATCCTGCACATCCTCGAAGGCGCGGCTGTGCAGCCGCTCGATGTAGCGCTTGCGCACGCCGTTGACGGTACGGCGCACGATGAAATAGGGCACGTCCTCGCCATCTTCCTCGATCACGGTGACATCCTCGAAGAAGGCATCATTGCCGGGGCCGCTCTCATGGCGGGTCCAGGCCCAGACATCCTGCTCCTTCATGTAGGTGAGCGAGACGAGCGCCCCGTCATCAAGCACCACCCAGACCACGGAATCCGGCGCCTGGGCATAGTCCCAGGCCGATATCTCGCGGCCCTTGAAGAGATGGCGGGCAAGGATGGTCAGGTCCTTCCCGACATAGCTGTCCTGGGTATAGTCATAGGAGAAGTCGCGCACGACGCCGCCAAGGCGCTGGGCAAAAAGCACGGTATTGCCGACGACGATCGGCTGCACCTTGGCCGCACCGCGATAGCCCTGGTTATCGAGCTTGATGGCGGAGGGCGAAATCGCATCCGAGGTCGAGCCGCCGGTGACGATCCATTCGGAACCTGACGTCAGGAGCAGAAGGCCACGCACGGAGATCATCGAGCGGATCTCGTTCACCTGCCGGGCGCGGATACGGAAGGTCACGGCGTCGCTTGCCTTGGCGGGCGAGGAGACGCCGAAATTCTCGTAATTGGCGGATTGGCTGAGCCACACGGCCTGCGGATCGTTCTGTGTGGAGGCAAAGGCCAGCCGCTGCTCGATGAAGGTCACGCAGCGCGGATAATTGCCCGCGGCATTGAAAGGGTTGCGGCCAGCCTGCGGCGTGTCGGAGAGATCGGGCGTGATATTCTCATCATCGAAGGCGAGGCCCGTCGTGCCCCCGACATAGCCGAAAATGCCGTTGTCGTTGCGGTAGACGATGTAGCGCGCAGCACCCGTGACGGCAGTCCAGGTTACGCGGTTGATGCCGCCCTGGATAGCGAGATCGTTGACCACGGAGCCGGCGTTGGAGGGTAGACTTTCCTCGCCGCTATCGGCAACGGCAGAGACGCGGTAGCGATAGGTCGTCGCCACATAGCCGGTCTTGCCTGATGTGTCGCCGGGCTTGGTGACGACAGGCGTTCCCGCCGGTGGATTGATCAGCGGCTTGAACAGGACTGTCGTCAGCGTCCAGTTATTGTCGGCCAGCCGCCCCAGCTTGCGCACGGGATGATCGACATGGCAGAGATAGAGCACATCGGCTTCCTGCACGAAGACAAGGTTCTGCACTTGGGCGGCCGTATAGGCGCTGGCCACCTCGTAAGGGGTCGCCCCTGAGAGCACCAGCCCGCCATCGCGGAAGATGCGGATATAGAGATCGCCGAATTCGAGAATATAGGTCTGCTCGGTATTGAACTGGAAGCGGATCAGCCGCGCCCGCTTGGCGCTGTCCTTCACCTCGCTGACGAATTGCAGTCCGGCCCTGTTGGAGACGCCGCCATGCGGATGCACGAAGACATTCAGCGCCGTGCGCAGGCCGCTCTGGTATTTGGCGAGATCGACGCGGGCGCCGAGGGCGGGTGAAAGCTCGCCGCCGGTAAAAGAAGGCTGGTAGGCGCGAAAATCAGCCATGGGCGCGCACCGCGATCAGTTCGCTGACAAAATCCGCGCTCGTATGCCTGGTCTGATTGGCCTCGGCCTGCTCGGCGGCGGCCTGTGTGCTCTGGGCCAGCGCCATTGCATCGGCGCGGATCTTCGGATCGCGCGTCAGCGGCATGGCAAGGCGCACGGCAAGGTGCCAGGAGAGCGTCTCGAGGAAGAGCGGCGAATATTTCGTCGGGTCGGTGAGGCGGCTGGTATAGCGCAAGAGCGCCGGCGAAAGATCGCAATAGAGACGGTCGCCCTCGAGCGCGTAGGGATACTGCATCTCGCGCCCCGCCTCATCGAGATCGGGCGTCGGCGTCTCGAGCGGCGCGGACGCGTCGGCCGGATAGCCCGACCTGATCCAGCGGATCTGCAGGCAATCGGCCGGGCGGGCATAGGAATGACGCCAGACGCCCGGCTTGTCATTATCGAGAGCGCCGAGCGCCACCGTCTTGCCCGCCATGGCCCAGGGGAAGGATTGCAGCAGCACGTCGCGCGTCTGCGCATAGAACTGATTGCAGGCGCGCGCCTCCGCGCTCTTTTCGGTGAGATCGTTGATGTTCTCCTTGCCGATATTGGAAAGGGCGAGATTGCAGATAGAGACGACGGTAGCCAT